AAGGTACAGAGTATGAACAGTATCTGCAACCACAAACGCTTTTCGGCAATAAGATGGACAATTATCTGAATCAGCCTATGCCAAAACGCTCTACAATCTTGACTAGTACGGTTGACGAAAGGCTAGGATTTTAGATGAAACAGTTTAAACAATTCAAAACTAGAACGGTTCTTGATGATGTCTGTAAAATCCATGGATGCCATCTTTGGTCTGTTAAGATTCCCATCAAGGGCAAGGTTGAGGAAATCAGTCAATGTCCTGAATGCGAGAAAGAGAACATTCGTCTCTTTGAAAAGCAGTTGAATATGGAATCTGAAGTTAAAAGCAAGCTATCGGACACTTACGAGGTCTTTGCTCGTGACAGTATCGTTTCAAGTAAGCTGGCCAACAAGTCACTACATGACTATGAGATTCAGGTTGATATTGATGAAAAGGCTGTGAATTTTGTGAAGAGGTTAGAGCGTTGCTATGCCAAAGGTGAGACTGGGAATGCTATCATCACAGGCCCATCTGGTGTTGGGAAGAGTCATCTGACCTATGGCTTTGCTCGGTTTCTGAATGAGCAGTTTAAGGCATATGATGAACCGAAAAGTGTACTCTTTGTGTCAGTGGTGACCTTGTTTGATAAAATCCGTGAAAGCTTTGAGTTTGACAATGGCTTTTCAGAAGCAAAGATGGTCAAGCTACTGTCTGAGGTTGACTTCCTTTTCTTGGACGACCTTGGGAAAGAGAGTCGCAAGGCTGATACGAAGCGGAATGAGTGGGCGCATCAGATATTGTTCAAGATTCTTGATAATCGGACAAATACGATTATCAACACGAATTTGAGTAGCGAAGAAATCAAGGAGCTTTACTCGGATGATTTTGGGAATGGCGCTTTATCAAGTAGAATTTTTGAAGGAGCAACTGGCCGATGCTTTGTGTATCCGTCAGGGATGAAGGATAGGAGGTATTGATGTTAAATCTTTACTTCGTCTACAATGGGCACTGTCAATTTTTTCTTGGGACGTTTAATAATGTTGATGATCTCATTGAACGTATGGAAGACCATCAATGGGCATTCTCGGCTATTACTCACCCAAGGTTTCAGAAGCACATCGGAAAGCGGACAACACGGTTCGACTACGGTGCTAAGGATTGTTACTATCTAGCAACTTTTTCAGGAGGAAATAAATGATTGAACTTATTAAAGAATTTGGAATGGCTATTTTATGGGTGTTCTTAGGATATTTAATCGGGGAACGTGCAGCAAGAAAGGAAAAGAAAGATGATCAATAATGTGGTGTTAATTGGGCGCTTGACTCGTGACACTGAGTTGCGATACACGCCGTCAAATGTTGCTGTTGCGACTTTCAACCTTACAGTCAATCGGAATTTTAAAGGCGCAAACGGAGAGCGAGAGGCTGACTTCATTAATTGTATTATGTGGCGTAAGCAAGCTGAAAATTTCGCAAATTGGGTTAAAAAGGGTGCTCTTGTGGGAGTCACTGGCCGCATCCAGACTCGTAGTTATGATAATCAGCAAGGACAACGTGTCTATGTGACGGAAGTTGTTGCTGAAAGTTTTCAAACGCTTGAAAAGAAGGATAATTCTGCAAACCAGTCAAGCATGGAAAACCAGATGCCACCAAGTTACGGACAAGGTGAGGCAATGGATATTTCAGATGATGATTTGCCGTTTTAGGAGCTAATCTATGAATGATGGTTTAAGAAGTCAATTACTTGAAGGCTACAAGCAATCAATCAAGAAAAATGAAGAAAAGATTGTCGATTATTCGAAGCCGTGCGATGCGCGCACGAGACGGATTAGAGCGTTGGAGCGTGATTTGTTGAAGAAAAAGAACAAAGATTTAAAAGATAAGATAAAGGAGTTGGAAGATGATGGAAGAGTTAAAGCAAAAAGTTAATGCAGTATACAACTGGACGGTAGAAGACGGGAAGCCGAAACCTCCCAAGCAAGATTTACCACTAGCAGTGAAAGACCGGGCGGACTATTTTTGGGAAATGGCAGAAGATGGTATGACATTTATAGGAGTGATGGAATGTATCTTCGCCGATGAAAAACCTACAGACTATGATTTGGGAGCCACTAAGGATTGGTTGCCAAAATCTAAGGAGTTTGATGATTGGGTTGGCTATTCGCCAGGAATGTCTCAGGTAGTTATTGCAGTTTATTTGATTTATGGAGGAAACTAAGATGAATGTACAGCGATTGATTGAGAAGTATAAAAGACTTGAAGGGGTATGGGATACCGAAGGAGCAGAACTAGCTCGCCAAATTTTTCTACAAGACTTGGAACAACTAGACGAACTAGAAACAGGTCACGCAGACGAAGCGCCTCGTTATCTCAAGAACATACTAGCAAGATTACGAGAATTGCCATTGCATGATCGTGAAGTTTGGCTGAAGGCTATTATGAGCGAATTTGAACAAGATTTTTGTCATGCAAAATGGCGTGAAGGTTACGAGCAGGGCAAGTTCGAGGGAGAGTGGGTTGGTAATCAATTGAAAGATGCTGATAAGATTCGATGTGAGTTGAATAGAGAAAAAGTTCCTCAGTTTGTGGCGGATTGGTATGAAGAGAATAAGGATGATTTTGAAACAAGTTTGTTTCAATGTATCTATGAGATTTTTGGAAAGCGTAATGATAGCGAGCTAAATGAATTTGAAAATTGGGTAATTGATGAAAATATCAAACCATTTCAGACTCTAGTCAACATGCACCAATTCGGCTATGAGGTCGAGGAGAAAAAATATAAAATTACACTTCTAAACCGAAATGACGGGGACTTATATCTCATCAACCAAAATGCAGGAGTATCTGATAAATATGGACATTTTTCTCCCGTAGTACTCCTTTTTACAAAAGGGACTAATTTTTCAGAACAGTGCTATGAACTCACGAAAAAGGAAGTAGCTTCGAATGGTTTTGGCTGGGTGTTTAATTGCCCAGGGGTACAAATCAAGGAGGTGGAGTGATGAAACGATTCATAGTTATCTGGATTCTACTGTCTGCTGGATTGAACATCTGGCAGATGGACAAGATCCGTAATTTAGAAGAGAATAAGCCGGCGGTTATCTACAAGGCTGATAACGCAGGCGCAGAGATATTCGGAAAGGTCGTCGAGAAAGGACGACACGGCAAGCTATACACGCTTACCATTCGTGACTACGGGGTGTTCATGGTTACGAAGGACGTGTATGATAAAGTGAAAGTAGGAGATGAGGTGAGATTATGAACACATTAGAAAATGTCAAACAATGGTTTATTGACCGTGATTTAGAAAACGGTGGACGGTTAGATAAACAGTCGCTCAAGCTCAGTGAAGAATTCGGTGAGTTATGTGCTGGGTATCTCAAGATGAATGAGCAGCTTATGAAGGATAGCATCGGAGATTGTGCAGTTGTGATTGTCGGTCTGGCCTTACTCATTAAGGAAGATGTGAATCAAATTTTTAAAGAATCTGATGGTTTACGGAAGAAAGAAATTCCGGAAACATTAATCTCAATCAATGCAAACATTAGTGAGTTTCAACTGTCTCAAGGATTTGCTAGTAAATTAATGTGCAGACACAATCTAGTACGCTGCATTGGTTATCTGAAGAATCTTGGTTATGATTTCGATGAATGCTTTGAACTAGCATACCAAGAAATCAAAGACCGTAAAGGTCGCTGGATTGATGGTTCATTCGTGAAAGAGGAGGATTTGCCAGATGATTCCAAGATTTAGAGCGTGGGATAAACATAGTCAAAAAATGTTTGCTAATGACGAATTGATTATTTGGAATAACAATGTTTATGCCAACGATAGCAAAAAACTTTCATGCAATCACTTAATAGGTTGGTCGATTGATGAAGAATACCTTATGCAATCAACAGGCTTGTTTGATGAAAATGGGGTAGAAATCTTTGAGGGGGATATAGTACAATTTGAAGATTATTATGAAGTGACCGATTCCCTGTATATAAACAAAGGTATTATAGAATGGTGTCAAGGCGGCTTTCATGTTACCAATAGAGACTCTGTATTAATGGAAGATTTGCTTGATGGAGACTCATTAGATGTTACAATCATCGGCAACATCTACGAAAACAAGGAGTTACTGGATGCCTGACGTAGAGTGGATTATGGAGAATTGCCACATGATGCGTGATAATGGTGTTTGGGGTGGAGAGAAGCAAATCTCCTACGCTAGTCCAGATGGAGAATACACGTATTACATAAACAAGCGCAAGGATGGCACTTATTATTTACATGGAGCATGTAAGCATTATGGAAGAAATTGAGGTGAGATTATGATACCAAAATTTAGAGCGTATGACAGTGGCTCATTAAGTCACATGTACCAACCAGACGAAGTGATGGTCTGTGATGGGAAAATTTGGATACAGGATGAAGATTCTGAGGATAACGAATGGATTGTAAATAATGACCTTAACCTCATGCAATCAACAGGACTTTGTGACAAGGAAGGTACAGAAGTTTTTGAAGGCGATATCTTACATCATCAGATACAGACAGAATATACCTTTATTGTCAAATATGACAAAGACAAAGGTCGTTGGTACGGCGATGGGCTAAGTCGCACCTATCGGATTGACATCGCAAAGAGATTCCTACCGTATTATTACAAAGTCATTGGAAATATTTATGAGAATCCGGAACTTTTAGAGGTGGATAATGAGGATTAAAACAGAAAATGGATCAATCATCAATGTTGACAAAATAAAGCATAGCATCACGATTGATGGTGTTGAATATGGTTCAGATTGTCGAGCACTAGTCTCTAAGCATAGAGACGGGACAGGAACTATTACATTAGTATTTGAAGGAAAAATGATTTAAAAAAGGAGTAAAAACAATGTTTACACAATACGATAATGAAACAGGGAAAACTAAACTTACAAAACTTGCAAAAGGTGGCATCATCACGGTTGTTGCTATTACTTCACTTGGAATTTTTCGTCTCACGGCCGTGAAGCGCATCCCAGCTAATACGGTTGGAGTAAAGGTCAGTGCGATCGGAGGTGTTCAGGAAAACACCCTACAAACAGGCTATCATCTTAAAATCCCTTTTATCGATACCGTCTATACTCTTTCGACTTCAGTTCAAACGAAGACGATGGAAAAAATCACAACTCAGACCAAAGATGGTCAATGGTTGAATACTAATATTGATGTGAAATATCGCGTTAATAAAGAAAAGGCCATGACAATTTTTTCAAACTATACGAAGTTAGAAAATGTTAATGAGAGTGTAATTGCTCCGGCAGTACAGAGAGCTATCGAGTCGGTTACTGGGAATTATGACATCTACGACATTCTTGGAAATAAACGGACAGAAGTCTATGAAGAGATTGACAAGGCGCTAAAAGAAAAATTTGAATCTTATGATCTTGAATTTGTTTCATTCACAATAACTGATCAGGATGCAGGAGATGAGATTGAAGCAGCAATCAAATCTGAATCTGTCAAACAGAAGGAAATTGACACAGCTAAACAGGAACAGGAAAAAGCTAAGGTCGAAGCAGATACTAAGAAGGTTCAAGCTCAAGCTGAAGCGGATGCTGGCATCATCAAAGCAGAAGGTGAAGCCAAAGCTAACAAAGCTAAGTCAGACTCAATCACAGACAACCTTATCCGTATGAAAGAAGCAGAAGCCAGAGAGAAACATGGCTGGGTTACTGTTAATGGAGCCGGTGGCGTGATTACAAATCATGATTAAAATATAAACGGCATAGAAACGAGGTGAGCGATGCCCTTCTTTCCTGATATAAATGAAATAAAAACGAAAGAGAATGCCAAAAGGATTCTAAAAGGATATCCTCGTTGGAGAAGAGTCGCGAATGACACTGATGGTCAGAGAGTGACCACCACCTACTCATTCATGCCACGAAATCCATCAAGCGGGAGAGATAGTCAAGTTGAAAAATTGGCTATACGAAAAGTTGATGCAGAGATTGAGCTGGATGCAATTGAGCAAGCTGTCAGTAGATTACATGATCCACTATATCGTAGGATACTTTTTGAGAAGTATCTTCAGTGGAATTGCAAGAAGGATGAAACAATCGCAATGGACTTGTCTCTGTCAGAAAGTTCATATTACGACATCTTGGATAAGTCTCTGATGGCATTTGCAGAGTTATACCGCAATGGTGAACAGGTTGAGATTTTGGAGTAAACTTGGAGTTTTTTTGGAGTAAATTCGGAGTAAGTTCGGAGTGGATATATGATTTTGTGTGCTAAAATTATATTATGAAATAATTGTAAAGGCAGGCACATCCTGCCTTTTTGTATGGATTGGAGGTGATGTCGTGAAGAAAGTAGAACCTATTCGAGAACTTGATGATATTGAACGGATGAAAAACTTCTTAAAATCAAAGAGTGAGCGAAACTATGTTCTGATTATGTGTGGTCTTTATTCTGGAATGCGTATCAGCGACATCATACCTCTGCAAGTTAAACATGTGACTAGTGATAGAATAGAAGTCACTGAGAAGAAGACAGGCAAAGTCAAGCGTTTTGCTATCAATCCGGAATTAAGAAAGGCCTTGAATCATTACATTAAAACGAATGAGCTACAAGGATATGACTATCTATTTCCTAGCAAAAAGAAAGTCAGGACGGATGGAGTTCGGATAACTCACATAGGTCGAGTAGCTGCTTACCAAATTTTAAAGCAAGCAGCTGAACATGTTGGCCTGAAGAATATTGGAACCCACTCCATGAGAAAGTCATTTGGCTATCATCACTACAGAAAAAATCAAAATGTAGCGATCTTGATGGAATTATTTAATCATTCATCACCAGATATTACACTTGATTATATAGGTATTAAGCAGGATGAATTGGATGATTCAATGATGAATTTTAGCTATTAAATGATTATTTATTTTACATATTGAGAAAACGTAAATTAGTTTTTAATGAAACAGATGTAAACACTTGTTACACTTGACTTTTAAGGATGTTAGTTTTATTTAACAGAATATAAGATATGTTAAATATACGAGGGTGTCAGAGGTTGAAAAACTCCCCCCCCTACATCATAAAATTTTAGCCCCGACCTACTAAAAAAAGAAAGGCCCCTCCCTAGATGAATACCCCCCAGGATAGACCGGACCGGAGCGGTCCTCACAGAGTTGCTTTTGAAAAGAATAAAAATATTATTCTCAAAACAAGAAATACTTGTGGGATTTGTGGACTACCAGTTGACAAATCCTTGAGGTACCCACATCCATTAAGTCCGGTCATTGACCACATTATTCCAATCAATCGGAACGGTCATCCATCAGATATTCAAAACTTGCAGTTAGCCCACTGGCAGTGCAACAGACAGAAGTCTGATAAGTTATATGCTGACGATAGGTCAGCCAATGCTACTGTTGTAGGCAATCGCAACCTGCCACAGTCAAGAGATTGGACAAAGTACAGAGCTTGAAGAAGCCAAAAAAGAAAAATTATATTATTTTTTAAAAATATCAAAAATAATAATGAATGTTTAGAATTTGAAAAAATAACAGATATGTGTGAAGTAAGTCCTAGCAGAGGATAGGGGGGTATCCCCCTCCCACTAGGCGCTCGAGGGCTTCACGCCGTCACTGTACATTTTTTCTCGCGCCAAATCATCACAAGAAAGGAGAACGGTTTGGAATTAAGAGGAATTGACTATCTCAGGAGAAAGTTGACTCTCTATCAGAGTAGAGTTAATCTGAGGTACAAGCATTATGCAATGCAATACCATGAATCACCGACAGGAATTACAATTCCTCCACATATCAGGGTGAAGTACCAAGCTGTTCTTGGTTGGGCTGCAAAGGGAGTTGATAGTCTTGCAGATCGTTTGATTTTCAGGGAATTTTCTAACGATGATTTTAATGTTACAGAAATCTTTGATCGTAACAATCCTGATATTTTTTTCGATAGTGCCATTTTAGCTGCGCTGATTGGTTCGTGTAGTTTCGTCTACATTTCGAAGGGTGAAGATGATGAGGTAAGGTTGCAAGTCATTGAATCAAGTAATGCAACTGGTGTCATTGATCCTATTACTGGGTTGCTTGTGGAAGGTTATGCGGTGTTGGCTCGTGATGATTACAATCGTCCAACACTTGAAGCCTACTTCGAGCCTAATGCTACTCACTTCATTCTGAAAGATGGGGAGCCTTACTCGGTTACGAATGAAACGGGTATTCCTTTGCTGGTTCCGGTTATTCATCGTCCGGATGCGGTTCGTCCTTTTGGTCGGGCTCGTATTACCAGGGCTGGGATGTATTATCAGAAATATGCCAAGCGTACTTTGGAGAGAGCAGATATTACTGCGGAATTTTACTCTTGGCCACAAAAATACATTCTTGGACTTGATCCTGATGCGGAACCTATGGAGAAATGGAAAGCTACTGTATCAAGCTTGTTGACGATTTCTTCAAGCGATAAAGGTGAGAAGCCGAGCGTTGGGCAATTTACCACCGCTAGTATGTCACCTTTTACAGAACAACTCAGAACAGCCGCTGCTGGATTTGCTGGGGAGATGGGCTTGACTTTGGATGATTTGGGCTTTGTGTCTGATAATCCATCATCTGTGGAAGCCATTAAGGCTAGTCACGAAAATCTTCGTCTCGCAGGTAGAAAGGCTCAGCGCTCACTTGGAGCAGGTTTGCTCAATGTGGCTTATGTTGCAGCTTGCTTGCGTGATGAGTTTCGTTATGCTAGAAGTCAGTTTGTAAGAACAACAGTTAAGTGGGAGCCATTGTTTGAAGCGGATGCCAACACGATGACTATGATTGGTGATGGTGTTGTCAAACTAAATCAGGCATTACCTGGTTACATCAACGCAGAAACAATTCGAGATCTTACTGGTATTGCAGGAGACATGTCTGCTAGGCCAGTGATAAGCGAGGATGGTTCAAATGGAGAATGATGTTTTACCTGGTATCTTGCAAGAGGTTCAAGAGAAGTTTGAACGAGATTTCGGTAAGAGTGAGATTGTCAGAAATGCTTTTGCTACATTGAAGGCAAAAAAAGCCACTTATAAAACAGCAAATGAGTTTGCGATTGAAATTGGTGAAATTCTTTCTAAGGCTCTAGGAGCTTCTGTAAGCGCCGATAAACTACCAGACGGTAAAATGTATTACAATATCGCTCAGCGTTTGCTGACGGACGTGCTAGGACGAAATCACGAGCTTGTGAGTGGTTATGCTAGTGATGTTCAGAAGAATTTGAATGATGAAGCAAAGATTGGTCTCAAAGTGCAAGTTCCTGAATTAAATCTGGATCGAATAGCTGGCATTGTCAATCGCTTTTCGTCTGAGGAAAATTTTGAGGATGTCAGTTGGTTGCTCGGTGAACCTATTGTGAACTTCACACAATCAATCATTGATGATAGTATCCAGAAAAATGCGGAGTTCCATCATCAGTCTGGATTGCAACCTGAGATTGTCCGAAAATCGTATTTTCATTGTTGTGAGTGGTGTCAAGAAGTCCAAGGGAATTATAAATATCCAAGAGTTCCGAAGGACGTTTATAGAAGACATCAGCATTGTCGTTGTATTGTAGACTATGATCCTAAAAACGGAAAAGTTCAGGATGTTTGGAAGAAAATTTGGCGAAAAAAAGATGAAAGTGATAAAATTGAAGCAAGGAAGGATATAAATAAAAATTCTCAAATGAGCGAAGTGAGAAAGCTAGCGCTACAGAACGGAATTTCTTCAAATCCTATCAAAAAAAGCCGTAAAAAATTGACTGAGGAACAAATAATCGAAGCTGTTAGTGGTGGAGACAAGACAAGAGGATCTTGTTCGTCAGCAGCATTTGCTTATATTGGGAACAAAGGTGGCTATACTGTCCTAGATTTTAGAGGAGGAAAGAGTTGTGATTTCTTTTCTCGAGATAGTAGGATTAAAATGATTGGTAGCCTTCCAGGAGTTGAAATGCATGTTGCTAAACATACAAATGATTTTACTGCAGTAAAAGAATTGTTGGAGAAAGTAGAAAGTGGAAATGAATACTACTTGGCAGCAGGGAGTCATGCAGCAATTATAAGGAAAAACGAAGGTCGTTTCGAGTACTTGGAACTTCAATCAAGAACGTTAAATGGTTTTAAGCCGTTTAACAACATTGTTCTGAAAGAGAGATTCAAAGGTCAGAAGTCTCACAGTGCAGCTGGGAGAAGATATGACGCAAATAGCTATCTTATTGATGTGAACTCATTGAAAGATAACCCTGAATTTCACAAGATATTGAGTTTTATCAATACTGCAGATTCTAAACAAATGAAGGGGGCTGAGGGTCGTGAAAGATGATTATGAAGAAGTTAATTGGTCTGAATATTGCTATAAAGAAAATGATGGTGATATAGTTTGGTGGGTTGATACAGCCTGGTTCGCTAGAGGGTTGATGTTAATTACATTTGATAAGAAGAAGTTTTATAACCTTTTTGAAGATTATCCTCATAATATGAGCTCAGAAGAGATTGAAATCTTTGATAAAGAGAATCCATTTTGGGCTGATTTCTTTTCGGACCGAAAATAAGAAATTTGAAGCACTCGAAAGGGTGCTTTTCTAATGCTTTGAAAGGAGTTAGAAAATGAAGTACAGAAAGAAACCTATTGTGGTTGAGGCGGTTCAACTTAATGAACGTTGTTTGATTGAAGAAGATTGGTTTTGGGACGCAGTGACAAGGAATGAGATTATCGTTCACGATAATGGTAAGTGGAATAAAAATCCCGCATGGTGTGAGATTAACACACTTGAGGGGGTCATGGTCGCAAAAACAGGCGATTATATCATCAAAGGTGTGCGAGGGGAGCTTTATCCGTGCAAGCCTGATATTTTTGCAGAAACATATGAAGAAGCAGAGTTTCTGAATATTTTAGACAGCATCTAGGAGGTGATCTGATATCTCCCAGCGATAGGGTTATCATGCGATGACGATTGAAAGGAAATTAGAATGGCGAGGAAGAAGAAACTTGGCAATCAGAATCCTACTCAATCGGTGATTTTAAAATACGTCAAGAAAAATTCAAAAGCTAAAGAAGCGATTGAATTTTACGAACGGACTGGACTTTCTTGCTATGCTTGGCAGAAAAACCTGCTATTGCCTTTAATGGCAGTAGATAAAAACGGTCTATGGGTGCATCAGAAGTTTGGTTATTCTATCCCTCGTCGTAATGGTAAATCTGAAATCCTATATATTGGTGAAATTTGGGGGCTACATGAAGGATTAAATATCCTGCACACGGCTCACCGAATTTCTACATCTCATGCCTCTTTTGAAAAGGTCAAGCGATACCTTGAAAAGATGGGGTATGTTGATGGTGAGGATTTCAATTCCATTCGAGCGAAGGGGCAGGAGCGGATTGAACTTTATTCAACAGGTGGTGTTATCCAATTTCGTACTAGGACATCTAATGGTGGTCTTGGTGAAGGGTTCGACATGCTGATCATTGACGAGGCTCAGGAGTACACAACCGAGCAAGAATCTGCTTTGAAATACACGGTTACGGATAGTGAGAATCCTATCACAATCATGTGTGGGACACCCCCAACCCCTGTATCGAGTGGTACGGTCTTTACGAAATACCGTGAGACTTGTCTCTTTGGAAAAGGGAAGTATTCTGGCTGGGCTGAGTGGTCTGTTTCTGATGAAAAGGAAATTGATGATGTGGAAGCCTGGTATAATTCTAATCCATCCATGGGCTACCACTTAAATGAGCGTAAGATTGAAGCTGAGCTTGGTGAGGATAAGCTGGACCATAATATCCAACGTTTGGGATTTTGGCCAACTTACAACCAGAAATCTGCTATTTCTGAAACGGAGTGGAATGAGCTCAAGGTGGATGACATACCAGAATTGTCTGGCAAGCTGTCTGTTGGTATCAAGTATGGCCAAGATGGAACGAACGTGGCTTTGAGCATTGCTGCACGTACCAAGGATGGCCGTTTCTTTGTGGAAACAGTCGATTGTCAATCCGTTCGTAATGGGAATGAGTGGATGGTTGCTTTCTTGCGTCAAGCCGACGTGGCTCAAATTGTCATCGATGGCGCAAGTGGGCAAAAGATCCTGGACGAAGAGTTGAAGGACTATAGAATCAAGAACGTGATTCTGCCGACGGTGAAAGAAATCATCGTGGCCAACGCTCTTTGGGAGCAGGGAATTTACCAGAAAACCATCTGTCACGCTGGTCAACCATCGCTATCAAAAGTAGCTACTAACTGCGATAAGCGGAATATTGGCTCAAACGGTGGCTTTGGTTATCGATCGCACTTTGACGATATGGATATTTCTTTGATGGATAGTGCTTTGCTTGCGCACTGGGCTTGTGCTACGACCAAGCCTAAGAAAAAGCAAAAAATCAGTTATTAAAATAAGCGGTCAGGTGACTGCTTTTTTTGATGCCCAAAATTACCGAACTGCCGGGGAAGCAGGAGAAAGGAGACATGAGAATGTCAGAATTTAAACCAATTACTACACAAGAAGAATTTGATGCTGCTATTAAGGAACGCTTATCTCGTGAGAAATCGAAGTATAGCGACTATGATCAGATCAAGTCTCGTGTTACAGAATTGGAAAAAGAAAATGTTGGCTTGAAGTCAACAATCGAAGATAATCGTCAAAGTAAGGCGGATGCTGACAAGCAACTTGAAGAGATGCAGAATCAAATCTCTAATTATGAGACAGCTAGTCTGCGAACTCGTGTGGCTTTGCAGTACGGATTGCCTTACGACCTTGCAGACCGTTTGCAGGGAACTGATGAAGATAGCTTCAAAGCAGATGCAGAGCGCTTGGCTGGGTTTATCAAACCAGCAACTAAAGTAGCGCCTGTTAGATCAACAGAACCTGTTTTAGAAAAAACAGAAAACACATTGTATAAAAACCTAATTCAAGGTTTAGAGATTGAAGAATAAAGGAGAAATCAAATGCCAGATCAACTTTCAAAAGGAACATTATTTGACCCAATGCTTGTGACAGACCTTATCAACAAAGTTAAGGGTCACAGCTCACTGGCTAAATTGTCTAATCAACAAGCGATTCCGTTTAATGGATTAAAGGAATTCACTTTTACATTGGATTCTGATGTAGATATCGTGGCAGAAAATGGTAAAAAAACTCATGGCGGTGCAACTCTAGAACCAGTCACTATTGTGCCGATTAAAATCGAGTATGGCGCTCGTGTATCTGATGAGTTCATTTTTGCATCAGAAGAAGCTAAAATCGATACTTTGAAATCATTCAATGAAGGATTTGCTAATAAAGTAGCTCGTGGTATTGATATCATGGCTTTCCATGGCGTAAATCCACGTACTAAACAAGAATCCACTGTTATTGGGGATAACTGCTTTGATAAAGCGGTCACTCAGACAGTGAACTTTACAACAAGCGATCCAGATACTAATGTCGAAGATGCAGTTAAAATGATTCAAGGAGCTGACAATATCGTTAGCGGTATGGCTATTGATACTACATTTGCAAGTGCACTAGCTAGCATGAAGAATGCAGCGAATGAACGTCTATACCCTGAATTGGCATGGGGAGCAAATCCAGGGGCCATTAATGGTCTACCTGTAGATGTGAATACTACAGTTGGTCTTAATGTTGGGACCAATAAGGATGTTGCTATTATTGGTGACTTTGCTAACATGGTTAAATGGGGATATGCTAAGCAGATTCCACTCGAAGTCATTCGATATGGTGATCCAGACAATTCTGGAAAAGACTTGAAAGGTTATAACCAAGTCTATCTTCGTGCAGAAATCTATCTTGGATGGGGAATTTTGGACAAAAACAGCTTTGCTCGTGTTGTGAAAATGGGGTAGTATATGGAATACATTAATGTAAAAACAGGAACTACTATCGTTACTGAAAATGCAATTAGTGGAGGTGATTGGGTTTCGATTGAAGAATACAAGCCCTTGGATTCATTGACTAACGCAGCGTTGAAAGAAATCCTTGATGAAAAAGGGATTACTTATGATAGCCGTGCCACAAAAACTGAATTGATTTCGCTGATTGAACAAGCGGAAACTGAAGTCCAGTAGTCGCTTGACTGGAGGTAGAGATGGAAAACTTTGCAACAGTCGAAGATTTGAAAAAATTGTGGCGAGCGTTGAAATTCGATGAGGAAAAACGAGCCGAGGCGCTGTTGGAAGTTGTTTCTCATTCTCTTCGCGTTGAAGCTAAAAAAGTTGGCAAGGATTTAGATGGGTTAGTGGCTACTGATCCATCTTTTGCTGTGGTGGTCAAGTCCGTCACCGTTGATGTGGTAGCTCGCACGTTGATGACCTCAACTGACCAGGAACCGGTGACTCAATTTGCTGAAAGTGCCTTGGGCTACTCAGTGAGTGGTTCTTATCTTGTTCCTGGTGGAGGTCTCTTTATCAAGGATTCAGAATTGAAACGTTTGGGCCTTAAGAAACAAAGGTATGGGGTGATTGATATTTATGGGACGGATTAAAGGAATTACTGTAACTTTGACTGGGAAAACCAAGACTGGTCGGGATGACTTTGGTCATCCTATCTATGAGAATACTGAAATTCAAGTAGATAATGTCCTGGTTGTTCCAGCTTCGACAGAAGATATCACCAATCAGCTCAATTTGACTGGGAAAAAGGCAGCTTATACGCTGGGCATTCCAAAAGGCGATCAGAACGAGTGGAAAGACCGTGAGGTTCGTTTCTTTGGGCGAAAATGGCGCACGATTGGCTTTCCGTTAGAAGGCATTGAAGCCATGATGCCTCTAGAATGGAATAAGAAAGTGATGGTTGAAGCGTATGAGTAATACAAAAATCAAGCTTATCGGTGCGGGTGTAGGAGCTCTTTTGAAATCAAAAGAGATTCAGGACATCTTGAACAAAGAAGCAACGGTCATTAAAAAAAGATGTGGTCCTGGCTATGAACAAGATAGCCACGTTGGTAAGACAAGAGCCAATACTATGATTTATCCAGCTACGCGAAAAGCGAAGAGGGATAATTTGAAAAATAACACTTTGTTGAAGGCGGTGCATTAGATGATTGAAATTATTATCAAGAAATATCTTGACGATCATTTAGATGTACCGTCATTTTTTGAGCATGAAGCTGAGGCTCCCGATAGCTTTGTCATTATTCAAAAGACAGGTGGGAAGGAGCGTAATCACTCTAGTAGTGCGACCTTTGCTTTCCAAAGTTATGGCCCAACTATGCAGAAAGCTGCGGAGCTTAATGTGAAAGTGAAAAATGCTGTAAAAGAGTTGATTGAATTAGATTCAATCTGTGGTGTCCACCTGAACAGTGATTACAATTTTACGGACACTGAAACAAAACAATATCGATATCAAGCCGTATTTGATATTAATTATTTTTAAAAGGAGAAATTAAATGGCTACAGAAGCAAATGTAACGACTGCAAAACCTAAAATCGGAGGTGCGGTTTATTCTGCACCACTTGGTACAGCACTGCCGGCAGACGCAACTACAAAATTAGATGATGCGTTTAAAGCGCTTGGTTATATTTCAGAAGATGGTATGACCAATAACAATTCCCCAGAATCAGAAAATATTAAGGCGTGGGGTGGCGTCGTTGTAAGTTCGGTTCAAAAGGAAAAGACAGACACTTTCAAATATATGCTGATTGAAGCATTGAATGTGGAAGTTTTGAAGGAAGTTTATGGATCAGATAATGTATCTGGGGACTTGTCATCAGGAATTACCATTAAGGCAAATTCAAAAGAATTGCCACATCATTGCCTTGTAATTGAAACGGTTCTAAAAGGTGGTGTACTTAAACGTATTGTTATCCCTTCAGGAAAAGTAACTGCCATCGATGAAATCACTTATAACGATGGAAGTGTTCTTGGATATGGTACGACAGTCACTGCCTTTCCTAACTCTGCTGACGACACACACTATGAATACATCAAAGGAGCTTAATCATGTCAAGACGAAATCGTAAGAAAAAAAATAACGGAGCAACCCCACAGATTAAAACAATCCGTGGTGTGACTTCGACCGGATTTGCTTTTGAAATCACAAAAGAGCGTTTGGAAAACTATGAGTTGCTTGAAGCCATCGCTGAAGTAGATACAAATCCGGCAGTTTTACCAAAAGTGGTGAAACTCATGCTTGGTAACAAATCCGAGGATTTGAAAAACCATGTGCGGACTGCAGACGGTATTGTTCCTTTGGATAAAATGGGAGCAGAAATTAGTGAGATTTTCACAAGTCAGAACCAGTTAAAAAAATAGCGCTCCTTGCTAGAATGATTCAAACAGATGAAGATGCTCTTATTTGTGATTTAGCTGAAACATATGGGATTTTTGATTACAGACAGTTACCTGCTGACCAGGTAGCTGTTTTTGCTTTTGGTCTGAGAGATGATTCACGGATCAAACTAGCAATGACCAATAGCAAAGTTCCTTTTGAAACCTTTTTGCTTGCAGGCGTGCTTGATAGGCTTTCTGCTCTTGTGTGGTTTAAAACAACAGACGGTCAGAAAGGAATCAACAAACCATTAATGGTTGCAGAGGAGCTGGCAGGTAAAACTAAAGCTAAAGAAAGTAAGGAGATGATCTTTGATTCTGGTGAGGACTTTGAAGAATATCGTCAGCAAATTCTAGAAAAGATAGGAGGTGAGGATTAGTGGCGACAGAAATAGCACAAGCTTATGTACAATTGATACCATCAGCCAGAGGTATTACTGGTAAAATCCAATCAATCCTCGATCCTGAAGCGAGTGCAGCAGGGCAAAGCGCTGGACAGTCATTGGGTTCTAGTCTTGTTAGCGTTATGACGAAAGTTATTGCAGCGGCAGGAATTGGCAAGGCCTTTTCGGCAGCTATCAGTGAAGGAGCAGCGCTTCAGCAATCACTTGGAGGTATCGAAACTTTATTCAAAGGTTCTGCTGACAAGGTGAAGGGATATGCTAATGAGGCCTACAAAACAACAGGTTTGTCAGCTAATGCCTACATGGAAAATGTGACAGGCTTCTCAGCTAGTCTCTTGCAGTCTTTGGGTGGTGATACGAACAAGGCTGCAGAAACAGCCAATATGGCCATGATTGATATGTCAGATAATGCGAACAAGATGGGTACATCGATGGAAAGTATTCAGATGGCATATCAAGGCTTCGCTAAGCAGAACTACACCATGTTGGACAATTTAAAGCTCGGTAGAAAAGCCATAGCCGAGGGTAAACCTAGTGAAAACGATGAAACTCTGAGCATAGCAGCTTAGACAATATCGTGCTAAGCAAGATTTAATCTTGAAAGTGTAACGACTATCGAAACATAAAAAGAATTCTTTTTAAATGGAGTAGAGTAGGCTCAAGCGAGTCGAAGCGCTAGGATGCATTAAATGCATAAGAGATAGTCTAATCTCTATGGTGACATAGAGCAGTCTTTAAAAGACGGCTACAATCTAGCGAATTGTAGCGAATATGTATCTGTATGGTGGTACAAAGCAAGAAATGCAACGACTCTTGGCTGATGCAGAGAAATTGACGGGCGTTAAGTACGACATCAACAATCTTTCAGATGTTTATAGCGCCATCCACGCTATCCAGGAGAATCTGGATATTACTGGAACCACTGCTAAAGAGGCGGCATCTACTTTTAGTGGTTCTTTTGAATCTATGAAAGCAGCCGCTCAGAATGTGCTTGGGAAATTGGCTTTGGGTGAAGATATCAAGCCATCTCTTGAAGCGTTATTGAATTCAACAGAAACATTCCTTATTGGAAATCTTGCACCGATGATTGGAAATATTCTAGCACAGCTACCAACACTATTAATGGGCACTTTAAAAGGGGTTTTCACAAAATTATTCGGAGAAGGAATTGGGAGTGCACTAGCTGGAGTATTAACAACTTTGGCAGGTGCATTTGCTGGTTTTAAACTTTTTTCAGTATTTTCTGGACTCCTTTCTGGTTTACCAGGGATTATTGCAACAGTTAAAACTGCGGTGACGGGCTTCTTTGCACTTCTTAGCGCGAATCCAATAGGCATTGTAATTACTGCTCTTGGTGCTTTGGTTGCAGGTCTAGTATATTTCTTCACTCAAACAGAAACAGGTAAAGCAATATTCCAAGATTTCATGACATGGCTATCTGCAACATGGAATGAATTGCTACCAGTTCTTACTGAAGTATGGAACAATATAGTTACAGCTGCAACAACTGCATGGAATGCTTTGGTTGAATTTGTAACTCCAATTGTTCAAGAAGTAGCTGCATTTATCAGGACTGTCTGGGATGGTATCTCGGCTTGGTGGTCTGAAAATCAAGGATTGATTCAACAAACTTTTGAAACTGTATGGAACGCAATCCAGACGGTAATTCAGACTGTTATGCCGATTATTCAATCTATTATTGAAACCGCAATGAATATCCTTGCTCCTTTTATTGAGACAACATGGAACAATATTTGCACGGTTGTTACGACTGTTTGGGAATTGATTAAGATTGCTATTCAGACAGCTATGGACGTTATTGGTGGAATCATCACGGCTGTTATGGCTGTTATCAATGGTGATTGGGAAACTGCATGGAACGCAATCAAGAGCGTTGGGGAATCAATCTGGAATGGATTGTCCGCTGCAGGGCAAGCTATCTTTGATGGATTTTCTCAGATATTGTCTAACATTTGGGAAACTATTAAAAGTGTAGCAAGTTCTGCGTGGGAAACTTTAAAAGCTAGCGTACTTAGTATCATTGATGGTCTGGTATCAGGGGCACAGAGTGCATGGGATACTATGTCTAATGCTGTCTCTACTCTTGTAAGCAATGTGACTGGATTCTTTGATCAGTTGTGGAACATCAACCTCTTCAGTGCTGGTCAAGCAATCTTACAAGGGTTCTTGGATGGACTGCAGTCGGTATGGTCTTCTGTAACTGACTTCGTTGGTGGTATTGCTAGCTGGATCGCAGAACACAAAGGTCCTATCGAATATGACCGGAAATTGTTGATCCCTGCAGGTAATGCAATCATGAAAGGGTTAGACCAAGGATTGCAAGACCAATTTAAGGATGTCAAGCAAACGGTCGGAGGCATGGCTGATGAAATTTCAGATGTATTTTCAGGAGATGGTCTGGATCTGAATTCCTCTGCCTCAGTTACAAAAAGTCTTGAGGCGCAGTTGGCTATGCCATCAGCTCAATTTGAAGCACATGAGAGTAAAACCGTTTCTGAGATAGCTATTCTGAGAGCAAGTATGGAGAAAATCCTTACTGCTATCCTTGAGAAATCGTCAGATGTCTACCTAGACAATGACATTATCTCACTCAAAACCTACGAACAGCACGGTGCAATTTATGCAAGGGAGGGGATTTAATGGATTATATGATCATAAATGGTTTTAACACCTCAACCCTTCCTGGTTGTGTTGTGACTGACTTTGGGAATGTGGAGGCTGCTAAGCCAAAAGGAGAGAAGGCAACCCTTTATGGAGTCAATGGTAGTTACCGTGTGTTAGACGGTTCTTTCGACGGTTACGAAAGGACCTTTACTCTCCACGTTAAAAAAATGGTTGAGATTTCAAGTATTCTTGATAAATTTCATTCGAATGATAATGTTTTGGAATTTAGCTATCAGCTTGGGTCATTGTTTTATGCTAACTTTGTGACTGCTAGTTTTGAACCTTTTGGAAATCATGCTTGGATGTTAGAAATCAAGTTAGAAATGCAACCGTTCCGATATCAAAAAATTGCAGATCCTGTAGTTCTTACGGCATCTGGTACAATCAACAATCTTGGGACGATTTATTCTGAACCAATAATTGAGATTGAGGGGGACGGTGACGTCTCTCTTACGATTGGCCGTAAGACCATGTATCTTGCGATTAAGACCAAGGCTACAATCGACTGTAGGCAAGGCAAGCAAAACATCTATAACGCAACCGGAGCAGTTCAGAACACACTTCGGAAGCGTGGAGGGTTCCTCGAAATTCCGACTGGTAAGATTGGCGTTTCGTTTACTGGAACGGTTCGTAAAATTACTATTCGACCGAATTGGAGGTATAAGATTTGATTTATTTAACAAATGGCAACACACCTCTGAATGCTGCTTATGCGGATGAAATCGTTCAGATAGATAGCAATACCTATCAATTGACCTTCCGATTCCCTACTTCTGATTCCTTATGGGAGAAGCTGAAAGAGGAGACATTCCTGACGGCTGACGACCTTCACGGTGAGCAGGATTTTGTGATTTTCGAGGTTGAGAAGAAGCATGGCTATATTCAGGTCTATGCAAACCAAGTATTCACCCTCTTGAATAACTATGTGGTCAATCCGATTTCCTTGGATAGAGCGACTGGTTCGACTGCTCTCAGTCGTTTTGCTGGCGCGATCACTCGTGACAATCCGTTCTCATTCTTTTCTGATATTGAAGATAGACATACCTTCAATATTGGCTCTAAGAATGCCATGGAGGCATTTGCGAAAGATAAGCACTCGATCATAGGCCAATGGGGTGGTGACCTTGTGCGACATGGCTACCAGGTTCGACTGTTAAAAAAAGGCGGTTCAGAAAATGAATCGCTTTTTATGTACAAGAAAAATCTGTCTAGTTATCAGCACAAGACCTCTACCAAGTCTTTAAAGACTCGAATCATCTTCAAGACTACTGTCAAAGGTGAGGGAGAAAAGGCTCCTGACCGCAAGTTTTCTGTGGTCGTGGATAGTCCGCTCATTAACAAGTATAGTCAAATCTATGAAGATGTGATTGAGGTTAATGACCAGGACGTGAAGGATGAAGTGAGTCTACGCAAGTATGGTGAGCAGTATTATCGAACATCGCTTTGCGACATGATGGAAGATAGCCTTGAAATTGAGGTTGTCGGTCAGAGTGACGTGCCTGTTCAGATGTATGACATTGTGAGTTTATTTCATGATGTCTACAATCTTGACGTGCGCAAGAAGATTACTAAGTACACTTACTCACCAATGGCCAAAAAACTAAAATCTATCGGATTCGGTCAATTCCAGTCCGGTCTTGCGAATGCAATTGGTAACGCAGTTAGTGATGCCGTCAAGGGTGAAGCTCAACAATTTCAAGATGATTTTGAAAGGCAGTTAGCCAGAGAACTCAAGAATGCTGACCTTGCATTTGACCGTAAAACTGAAGAACTGAAGAACGAGTTCGAAGATGGGTTGAATGCTACTAGAGCTAAAGCTGAAGAAGTTAAAAGAGAACTCTCTGATACTATCAATCAGCGATTTAATAGCTTCGATATTTCTGGTATCTCAGAAGCCAAACGCAGGGCTGAAGAAGCCTTGCGAAACGCTGGCGCAAGCACCTTACTCGCTCAGGAAGCGAAGCGGATTGGATTGGACTTTATCGCTAAACTTGAAGCGTTTAAGTCGCAGGCAACGAGCGCTCAAAAAGCTCTGTCGGGTGATTTGGATACCTTGAAACGGGCTATCGCGAATGATATTCGACCAAAGCAAGAACAGGTTACAACTGAAATTGCCAAGCAAGTTGAAGCACTTGTTCAGACAAAAAAAGAACTGGCTGGTGTGAAGTCAGCACAAGCGACGTATGAGGAGACGACGACTCGCAGACTGTCAGAGCTGACCAACTTGGCCAATGGTAAGGCTAGTAAGTCTGAGCTTGTGCAGACTGCTGAGGAGTTGACAAGTAAGATAGCTAGCGTGCAGGTAGCACAAAAAAATCAAGGAGACCGTGTCTCAACCGTTGAATCTAACTTCAGACAGCGCGCTGATGCACTAGATGCTGGTGTAAGTCGCCTGACTGAAGGATTGAGAACCAAAGCGGATATAAGCTCACTCAACGTGACTGCTGAAAATATCAGGCAGTCTGTGAAGAGTCTTGAGACAAATACGCAGAACAAGCTGGATCAGAAATTGAGCATGGCTGAATTTGAAGTGCAGGCTGGCTCAATTCGTCAGGAAATCCTGAACGCAACCAAGGACAAGGCAGATAAGACTTTGGTAACGGCTGAAGCTGGGAAATTGCGAGAAGAATTTTCGAGCTTGCGAGTTGGTGGAACGAACTTGTTGAAAGGGTCAAAAGGACCTTTTCTTCCAGATCGGAAGCCAGCTAATTTTGATAATAATGTTCTTTATACAGGACAGACGTCTATCTACATGGAACAGGGCCAGGAATACATCATTTCGGCCAAAACGAACGGTAACTTTACGGCCCATCATGATGGGAATAAGGAGTCTGATAATGTAGTTCTTTGGATTATGGACAAGGATGTCAGAAATTATCAAATTGTATCGGATCTTAAGACAGGTACAACAGGAACAAAAATCATTTGGAATAAGCCAACAGGGATTTATCATCTACGCGTTAATACTTACCACAAGAACGCTGTCAAAAGCGTTTGGGACGTGAAGGTTGAGAAAGGCACTCTAGCTACCGATTGGAGTCCAGCTCCTGAAGACACTGACGGTCTTATCACTGAAGCCAAGGCTACCTTTGAGAGGACAGCTCAAGGCTTGAGAACCGACTTATCAGCTATTCAGGAATATGTCAATAAAGACGGTCAGAGACAGGAAGCCTTGCAGCGTTACACTCGTGAGGAGAGTGCGAAACAAGCGATGGCTGTACGTGAGCTGGTCGCTCGTGATTTTGTTGGTAAAGCAAGCTATCAGGAAGACGTGAGGGGTATTGAACGCAAGTTCGAAGGTATCACCAACCCACAAAATGGCTCGATCGCGACTCAGATTGCTAAATACAAAAATGCGGTAGACGGTAGATTTACTGAAATCACATCAATGATTTCTGGCAAGGTTAATCAGACGGATTTTCAGCGAGTGCAAGAGACTAGCAAGCTCTATGAGCGTATCATTGGTAACAATGAAAATGACATCTCGAACAAGGTCGCTCGCATGGCTCTGACCAATCAACTGTTCCAAGTTGAGGTCAGTAAGTATTCAGGAAATGGTGCCAATCGCGCACTTAATACTACGTCAGATTGGGGACCATTCATTTCACGTTCTGGTGGCAATGGAGTTAATCTTCATGCGGATCTACATAAAATCCTATCAAGTGGATTCAAAGCAGGAGATACCGTTCATGTACGGATGGAAATTAGCATTGATGATGTACAACGTTTCAACGACAAGCAAATTGTAGCTATTCTACAATCTTATGGAGATGTGACGAATTGGACCAGAACAGGTAGAACATTTGATTATAATATCGGTACTCTTCAACCAGGTAATAATTGGCGCTTGATTGAATTTAATACTGTTATGACTGAAGCAATGTTGATAAACAACAGTTGGATGTTGAATCTTCGTGTTGATGGTGCAAAATCGTACAAGGTTCACACGAAGATTTTGAAAATTGAAAAAGGGAATATTGCCAGCGCTTGGAGCCCAGCCCCTGAAGATACAGAAGAAGCCGTTCGCTCGGTTCAAAGTCAGTTGGCTGGTTCGTGGTCCGTCCAGAACATCAACAGTGCAGGTGATTTGATTTCTGGCTTAAACCTGGGCGCTAATGGTCATAACCGCCTTTCTGGGAAATTGACTCATATCACTGGCGAGACCTTAATTGAGAGAGCCGTTATCAAGTCAGCTATGATTGACAAGCTGAAGACAGCCAATTTTGAAGCTGGTTCAGTGACAACAATCGTTTTAGATGCTGAAGCTGTTACTGCGGAAAAAATAAAAGTTGACCAGGCTTTATTTAATAAGCTTGTCGCAAATGAAGCTTATTTGAGTCAGCTTTTTGCGAAGCAAGCCTTTATTAACCGTGTTCAGAGTGTTGCGATTGATGCAAGTCAGGTTCGTTCAGGTATTTTAAGCGGTGACCGAATCTACGGTGGAACGATTCGAGGGGCAAATATCTTTGGTGGAACTTTAACAGGCCACACTAAAATCCAACTAGGTTCTTACGGTTCGTTTGATACAGTGAATGGTGGTTTACAGATTAACGTACCACGAGACTATAATTCCAAAGATGGGTTGGGTGTTCAGTTCATTGGCTCTTATGGTCGTGGCGAGAATGTTCCTTATGGCCTTTTCATTTACAAGGACTCGGATTTCACTACTGGAGGTTACGCAAGCAGAAGTGATGACTTCCTATTAACGGTAGAGGGATACATCAAAGCGAACGGAATTGGCTGGTTTAAGACCGGAAAAGGGTCTATCGATGGATCAAGCACAGCAACTATTGGCTATTGGAATTCATCTGTTTCTATGGATTTTGGTGGTTCAGGAAATGATATCTACTATAGTTATAACGGTAAAGCGTACAGTCTGTGGACAATAGTCAATCAGCATTTTTCGGACAGACGTCTGAAAGAAAACATCGTTGATTGCAAGCACAAGGCTCTTGATTATATCCAGCAATTCCAATTCAAGGAATATGATTGGAAGAAGCAAGAGGATAGGCCGCAACAAGCACACACAAAGATCGGTTTGATTGCCCAAGAGGTCCAAGCAGTGGATCCTACTCTTGTTTATGAGAATGGCGACACGCTGAACCTGGATAATCTCAGATTGACCAACATAGCACTCAAAGCAATTCAGGAGCTTGCTCTTGAAAATAAAACATTAACACACAGATTGGAGAACTTAGAAAATGAACGCAGAACAGCTTAACCAAGCCTTACAAATGACAATTAGTGAAATGTCAACAGCTTCAACAAATTCGATGATTACAAGTAATCTCTTGAGTATTCAGTTGAATGAGCAAGTGGCAGAAAATCAAAGACTTCAAGCACGAGTGGATGAGCTGGAAGCTCTGCTTGATGAACAAACTAAACCAGCAGAAGGAGAATAGACATGGCAATCAATGGTTATAATCTATCAACAAAACCGTACTTAAGAATTTCTGGTTCTAATGTTGAGACCGTGGTAGAAATTCAATTATCAGAAGGAAATCGCTACAGCACTAACTCACGATCATTCCCTGGAGATCGTACAAACGAACCAGAAGACGTCTTGATTCAAGCGGTGCTGGATGTTCTCAAGTCTGAATTGGACCCAAGCTCTGCGATTATGCAGGCGCAAAATAAGCTTGAACAAGCTGAGCAACAGATTGCGCACAACAAGAGCGAACAGGACAGACTTTCTGCTCTTGCAAATAAAATCGATAAAGTAGTGCGTGTCATGGCTCAAGATTCTATCATGGGGGAAAAAATCGCCTACGGTACAACCTACAAGGAACTTGTCGAACTCTTCCCACTTGTTGAGGAAGGTAAGGTCTATCAACCAGGTGATATGTTTGTGATTGAAGATCCTGAACACGTTGAATTGAATGGCGAAGGCAAGCATGTCTTGATTCAGACAAATCAGGCTTTCACTTACAAAGGCGAATCTCTCAAACAACTTGAAGGTGGACCATCTCAAAATGGCCTTCTTGCGATTTGGAAGTGGGATGGCCAAAAGAATGGAAGTGATCTTGATACCACTCGAGTTCCTGGACAGTAGATTGGAAGTGGTCTGATTGGAATTACTAGCATTTCTGGATAAATTGAGTCCGATTCTAATCGTGATCATTCCTAGCTATTTTTCGTTTAAAAGCACGCAGAATACAAAAGAGACTGACAAGCAAATCAGTCTCTTATCTGACAAAATTAGCGCTATTGAAAAGACAGTCTCAAACGTTGAGAACATTGGCAAAGATAATAGCAAAGGATTGAGTGTTATTGGAAAAGGTCTTCAAAGATTACAGCGTTTTCGATTGCAAGAAAACCTAAAAAAAGCCATTAGACGAGGCAATACCAATCAGCATGAGATTGAGGAATTGTCTCGTCTTTATGAAAGTTATGTGGAGCTTGGTGGCAATGGAGCCATCAAGGTATTGTATGAAAAATTTCTAGCATTGGAAATTGTGGAGGAAAATATAAATGCAACAGATTAACGAAATTTTACTAAACGGAGCCATCAGCATCCTAATCATTTTGATTGGGATTGTGGTTAAGGCAGTCAAAGATTACCTCATAAAAAAAGGTGGGGAGAAAACCATCAAAATTGTTGAAATCTTGGCCAAAAACGCAGTCAATGCCGTGGAGCAAGTCGCTTCTGAGACTGGATACAAGGGTGAAGAGAAGCTGGAACAGGCTCGCGCTAAGATTCGTGCAGAATTGTCAAAATACAACATCAGCATGACTGATAAAGATTTGGACACATTCGTTGAATCTGCTGTGAAGCAGATGAATGATAGCTGGAAGGGAGAATGATTATGGCAGTAAACATTGAAACAGCTATCGCTTGGATGCGTGCGCGACAAGGTCAAGTATCCTACAGCATGGACGATCGTAACGGTCCCGACTCTTACGACTGTTCAAGTTCAATCTACTATGCCCTATTGAGTGCAGGTGCCGTGTCAGCAGGCTGGGCGGTCAACACTGAATACGAGCATGGATGGCTTGAAAAGAACGGTTATGAACTTATTAGTGAGAACCAACCTTGGGACGCTCAACGTGGAGATATCTTCATCTGGGGTCGTAAAGGGTATTCATCTGGCGCAGGTGGTCATACAGGTATGTTCATTGACAGTGATAATATCATTCACTGTAATTGGGCGTATGACGGTATTTCCGTCAATGATCACGATGAACGCTGGCTCGCAGCTGGTCGTCCTTACTACTACGTTTATCGTTTGACTAACGCAGGTAAGCAAGCTGCTGAACCTAAACGTGGCTGGCAAAAAGACGACACTGGTTTTTGGTATGTTCGAGCTAACGGAACTTATCCAAAAGGTCAGTTCGAATATATCGAAGACAATAAAGCATGGTTCTACTTCAATGAATCAGGCTATATGTACGCTGAAAAATGGCTGCACCATACCGATGGAAATTGGTATTGGTTCGATAAGGACGGTTATATGGCTACGTCCTGGAAGCGAATCGGTGGTGTATGGTACTTCTTTAACCGAGACGGATCCATGCAAACCGGCTGGATCAAGTATTACGATAATTGGTACTACTGTGATTCAGTCAACGGTGACATGAAATCAGATACTTTCATTAAGTACAATGATGGTTGGTATCTGCTCTTGCCTGATGGACGAATGGCAGACAAACCAGAATTTACGATTGAGCCAGATGGGCTCATCACCACAAAATAAAATAAAAACAGAAAGAATAAAAATTTATTACACTAGACCGCAGGCAGTAGCTTGCGGTTTTTTTGTTTTGTCCGAAAAGGTTGGATTTATAATCCAAGCTATTTCTCTGAAAATCGAAAAAAACAGTGAAATTACTCACTGATCCTTTTGCAAACTATTAGGAATTAAATTGTAACCTTCTCAACTATGCGGGCAAATCTGGTATAAAAATGAATACGAAGATGAATACGATTTAAAAAAATGACTGAAATCAATGAAAATGATTTTAAATAAAAATAAGCAAAAGCTCAACTAACGATAAGCAACGGAAATCAATTGTAAGCACAAAATTCTTATACCATAAATAGTACACAGCTTGCTAATCCTTTGAAACCAGTGGACTTCTAGCGTGTTAAGCAAAAGTGAATACGAGATTGAATACGACTTTACTTTNACTTTTTTTGATAAAATCATACAGTATGCCCTTGGGCACAAAGTATGAACTGGGACTGTCTTTCCCAGCTTCGGAGGTAAAAAATGTCAGATTCACCAATCAAATACCGTTTGATTAAGAAAGAAAAACACACGGGAGCTCGTCTGGGGGAAATCATCACTCCCCACGGTACCTTCCCAACACCTATGTTTATGCCAGTTGGAACTCAAGCCACTGTCAAAACTCAGTCACCTGAAGAATTGAAGGAAATGGGTTCAGGGATTATCCTATCAAACACCTATCATCTCTGGCTTCGTCCTGGAGACGAACTCATTGCACGCGCAGGTGGTCTCCACAAGTTCATGAATTGGGACCAGCCTATCNTAGCTGGAGCGGATGAAATCCATGAACTGGTCAACGACTTCAACACGTTGATTATCATTGATGTGGGTATACATATCAAGGGTGATTTGAACATTATTGTGACCGAGTCTATCTGAAATGATTTTCGCTGTAACACCAGCTTCAAACAGAAGAGAAGCATGTGTATGCCTAAATCCGTGAGGCGAAATTTTTTTAAGATCTTTGTGTTTACAAAAGAATCTGCTAAGCTTCACTTTCATAGTTGCGGCTAAAAGCCATCCTCCTATGTCATTCGTAAAGATATAATTCGAATCATGTTTGTAAGGCACACCAGCCTGGAAATATTCTTTTATCTGCTGACGTTTCCAGAGCTTCAGTACATTCAGGGTTTCATCATCCAAGGTGATAACTCTCTTGCTTCTTTTGGTTTTAGGGTCCTGAACAGTTTGTTTTTTGCCAATCACGACAGCCGTTCGAGAAATACTTAACCGTTTATTTTCAAAGTCAACATCTGACCACATGAGGCCGATAGCCTCTCCAGTTCTCAATCCAGAAAAAGCGAGCAAGTGGAAAAAAGTGTAGTCGACTGGCTTACAATTTGCTTTGTAAACTTTAAGGAACTCCGTTAGTTCCTGTTTTGTATAGTAGTTTTCTTTGCCCTTTAAGGGTTTATTTTTAGGCTTGATAATCTTGTCTAAGGGATTTGACTTAATGATGTCAAGAGAAGTGGCATACTTGAAAATACGGCTAATAACAGAGTAGTAATTGGAATAGAGGACATAGCGATTGCTTAACTTTATAGCAACCTTCTGACAATAAGCGACACTGATCTGCTGAATCTTCATATCTGTGAAATATGAGTCAATCATAACATTAAGTTTTTTCTTAACGTTTTGATATGTTGTTGGTTTTACAGTACTTTTAAAGCTATCAAGCCATAACTCAGCGACTTCAGCGAAAGTAGGGTTCTGGAAATCCTCATTGTTTGAAAAACCATTTTCTTCAACATCTAAGAGAAGATCACGTTCGGCAGTCTTGGCCTCTTTAATGGTTTTAAAACCACGTCTTGTTGTGCGTTTTTCTTTTCCAGTTACAGGGTCTATGCCCAGGTATGTTTGAAAGAGATATCTAGTCTCTCCTTTTTTTGTAATGTATTTTTTTATCATAAAAAGTCCTTTCTTTTCGATTGCTTGCCCGCATAGTTGAAAAGGTGTAGAACTTATGATAAACTATAGTTGTATTTTTTTATCATCCTTTCCATTGCTTGTCACATGGGAGGTTGAAACCTCACACTCAAAGATGGCCGTCGGAGAGTGTGGGGATTTTTTATTTTTTAGCTAGGCGCCATATTGTTAAATCTAGATAATACGTCAATTCTTTTTCACGAGTAATAACTCTCTCGGTTTCAATATTTAGGGTTTTATATGGTCCACCTCTACCAGTTAGGATTGCATCGTATCGATAATTTGGATTAGCTGTGTATGATGAAATTTGTGATGCGATCACAGCTGGTAAGTATCCAACAAAGATATTATTCACTAAAACTTTGACAGCATTTTTATCATGTGGATTTGAAGGTTCTGGTAATAGTTGAACGTCTACTGTTTTCAATTTATTGTATTTGTAAACAGGTTTATATGTTTCAAGCATATAAGATTTCAAACTCTTATTATCTTTTCCAAAATAATGGACACCCTTGGAAAGAAAATCAGCTGCAATCTCAGCTTCTTCTTGATGATAATTTGTTCCCATTAACAAGAAGTTATCTCGGAAAACAATTGTATCAATCTGTGGACTGTAATTTTCAACTTTCTTCTTTTTCTCTCGCTTTGCAGTTAAACGACCAATAATGTAAGTTATAAAACCAGTAATAAACAAGAAGAAGCCGAGAGGTGGAAATAAAAATAGGAATATAGCACCTAAAACCATAAAGACAAGTCCAGCTTCTTTATATTCTTTTGGAGTGTGTTGCTTTTTACCGCTAGATGACAAAATAGATTGTTGTTTTTTTGTGACTACTTTTTTCTTTCTCTTTTTAGACGGTTTCAACAAATCCGAAAGACCAAACGTTGTCTTATGATAAACCTTGTTATACATGGCTTTCTTGGGATTCTTTATCCATCCCACGCCTTTCTTCCCATATCCAGGGATAATGGCTTTTTTAGCTTGTCTTTTCCATTTGCTGGTAGTTCTAGCTTTCAAGCTCTTTTTTAAACTTGGTGTTCTCATACCTATTTTCATAACTTTTTCCTTGTTTTTAGATTGTAGTATTTAAGTAATCAAACTCTGTAGGGACGTCAAGGCTCTTCAGCGCGTCTTTATAGAGTCTTTTGTTATTCGGATTTTTTTGATAAGTGTTGTTGAATAATTAAGGCTACGTTGTCTTTTTCTTCTTCGGTCATAGGAGGTTCGTTTGGATCGTCTACCGAAAACTCGATAGCATGCCACTTGTCATTGACTCTAATCCACTCTCTTCGTCTATGACATTGACAATCTAGGTTGTGTTTAATCACTTCCATGGGTCTGCTTTCACTACTCATATTATCCCTCTCTATACAAATCCACGACTTCACCGATAATTCGGAAGTCGGTCTCTGGTGTGATTGGCATATCCTTGTACGCTGGGTTTAAGCTATGTAGGTATGCCTGTTCTTTGTCAATGACAAGCTGCTTGATATAAGCATCGCCGTTGTAGTTGAATACTCCGATAACACCGTTATTTAAGTCCACGCTGGTCTGAATGAATACCAGATCACCATCGTGGTAGTCAGGCTCCATAGAGTCCCCTTTGATTGGAATGACGAAGTCGGCATCGATATCTACTGGTAACTCAATCCGTTCCACTCGTACATCGTTCAAATACTGGCCTGTACCTGCAGAAGCTGGGTGGTCGTAGTAGTCGTAACTGTAGAGTTGAATGACTTCCGATACTTCGTTTATCTTCGTTTCTTCTTCGTTTTTCTGCTCTTTCAGTTGCCTCTCTGCGTAGTTCAAGACTTTGGCTTGCCTTGGCTGGTGTAACTGGTCGTAGATGGTTTGGATGGGGGAAGTGGTAGGGGATTGAAGAGTCTCGTTTTGAGAAGGGAAAAAATCATCTATTGAGACACCGAAAATATCGCAAAGCTCAAAGAGCATGTCTTGATTGGCTTTCCTATCTCCTTTTTCATATCTACTAATAGTCTGTTTAGTAGTATTCAATCTTTTTGCAAGTTCATCTTGAGTAAAACCGGCTGATTTTCGAAAAGTTTTAATTTGGTTTCCGATGTATTTTTTCAAATCCATATTCCGTACCTCAATTTTAGTAATTCTATAAGTAGATTATATAAAAAAGTCACCGAAAACGCAACTTTTTTTATTTTTTAATTAAAATACTGTTGACAAGTCACCGAAATGGTGATATAATTTAATCAAGCTTAAGGAAATAACAAAAAAACAAACCGGAGGGAAATATCATGAACACATTAAACGAGAAAGCCATCAACATCTTCAAAGCAGTAGTTGCAGAAACCTTGCTTCAAAACACATACGAGGAACGCTTCCTCTATGGTCAGCTTGAATCATTCTGGAATAACTGCCGTCAGTTCGCTTTCGGATGGACAGAGTTGGCAGAAGAGATTGGACGCCAAGAGCGTTACCTTCTTGATGCTGGTTTCACTCAAGACGAAATTGATGACATTCGCTTTGATGCAGCGTTCGCAGGAATGTTGGACAAAATGAATGTAGCCTGATCGGTAACACCAGGGTTCGACTCCCTGGCAGGCTGTTGCTCATAGAGCGAAAAAAAAGAAAGGAGTAAGAAGATGAATGAAGAAGAAACAATCGAATTATTGAAATTCTTAATGACAGACTATGGGCGAGGGTATCTAGCTGGATTAGTTAGCGGGATTTCAACAATTTTGAAAATTTTAAAAAAAGCAGAGTAAGATCTCCGCTTTCATCAAATTATTTTGATAGCTTATCTACAGCCTTTTGAAGTTCTGTAATTCCGTTAACTGCTTGAGTAAGTTTATTGATATCAAGTTCACCTGTGAAAAATTTTGAAGTGATATCTACTTGCTGGCTTTGTTTTAAGGCATCCAGTTTCAATTCATGCTCTTTTTCAAGTCTTTGTAATTCGCTTTCAGATTGTGCCTTTAATTCTTTTATTTTGGAATCGGTTTGATGTTTATTTGCGAGATAAACAAGAAACGCAGGAACGCATGAAGTTAAAAAAGTTATCAAAATTTGATTAGTGTCCATGTACTCACCTCCTTTCTGCTTTTATTATAGCAGAATTGCGAGGAACAAATAGAAAAATAAGGAGGTAGAAACGTGCAAATTTATTTGTATCAACTAAGAAAAGAAAAAGGTATTACACAGAAAGAATTAGCTCAAAAACTTGGAATTTCTGAAACTGCATATCGTCAGAAAGAGAAGGGACAGAGCGCTTTTACTCAGGATGAAATGTTTTTCTTGCGTAGCTTTTTTGATAAACCTTTGCAAGATATTTTTTTACCAAGAAAGTCACCAAAACGGTAACAATATATTTAAAACCTAAAAAAGCACCTGATGGAAATCAGGCGCATACTTAAACAATTTAAACCATTATATCACAAAAATGCTTGCCCGCATAGTTGAAAGGATGTAGAAAATGGAAGGGATAACGTTACAATTACGATTGGACGGCGAAAGTGCTGAATTGTTCACGAATCAATTATTGGCCTTTGCTGAAAAGCAGGTCAAGGAGCAGTTAGAGAATGATCGCACGCCAATCAATCAACAGGCTTTGATGAAGAAGTTTGGCTTTACTCATGGCTATATTAAGAAGTTAGAACGTAAAGGATTAAGATTTCGTAAGCAAGGGAAAGATATTATGTACGATGTCAATGATGTTTATGAAATTTTAGAATTAGAAAAACAAGTACGAAAATTGAGAGCATAAGGAGAACAAAATGACAGAACCAACTTTATCAAGCCAATTGCTTGGCTTAGTGGCAATCTTTATCGTGGTATTCATCCTGTTGCTACTGACTGATAAAAATGCAAAATCGGATGAACAAAATGTAGTAGTCATCATTGAAAAAACAGAAGATTTCGGAGAAGTTGCCCGAAGAAACTTGAAAAATAGCGACAGGAGATCCACCTATGACACTCAGCCACCTGTAGGACTCGCTTCATCGATTGAGGACGTACCACAAATTTTTAGAGCATGCATCGAAGATTATGACAGACTGGCTCAGGACTACCTGGAAGAAGCAGGTAACAATGATTTTCTAAGAAAGCAAAATGCAGGCCTCTTAGAAGAAAATGGGCGTTTGCTTTATCAGGAAATGACTATGAATTTCCGTCAGAATCCAAGAAAATGGAGGGCAAAGACATGAGTGTTAGTCGCAGTATGAATGAATTAGAAATTCGTGTATTAAACATGATTATCAATTGTGCGACCTTCGACTTGCCAATCCAAGCCAGTGAAATTCGTTTAGAAACCGGACTGTCGAAGCGTAAGCTGGAAGAGACTATCGAAAGCTTGCGTGTCAATTTTGGCCACCCTATCGTGGCTAAGAAGATGAAACCAAATGGATATTACTTGCCACGAAGTGAGGAGGAGCGACAAGCTGGGCTTGCGCCTTATCGTCGTCAAATCCTAACTGAGCAAAAGAATCTTGCTGCAGTGATGAATGTTGATCTAGAAAAATATTGGGGGAATAGCGCATGAGTGAAGATTTTAGAATACCACCTCATGATTTAGTCGCAGAGCAGTCGGTTCTGGGTGCAGTATTTATTTCACCTGACACCATCATTTCGCTGGCAGATGAATTAACTCCAGACGATTTTTACAAACCTGCAAACAAGATTGTATTTAAGACAATGCTGTCGTTGCTTGAAAAAGGCGAGCCAATCGATGCTACGACAATGGTTTCTGCTCTTACCAATCAAGGTGACATCTCAAATATCGGTGGTATAAACTACGTTGTCGAGTTGGTAAATTCAACACCAACTTCAAAAAATGTGGAGCATTATGCGAAGCTTGTCAAAGAAAAGGCTACGCTCCGAAAAGTAATCGCTGACTTGTCGGATTCGTTATCTAGTGCTTATCAAGGTGATGTATCGATTGGTGAGATCATTGCTAAAACGGAAAAATCTCTACTGGATATTAGTAATCAGAATACAGGCACAGGATTTCGCAATGTGGCTGATATCCTTGATACTCACATGCAGATGGTCGAGACTCGCTCTCAGACAGATGGAGTTGTGACAGGTCTATCGACTGGGTTCGTTGGACTGGACAAGATTACGACCGGTCTTCACGAGGACAATCTTATTATCCTTGCTGCTCGTCCTGCAATGGGGAAGACAGCGTTAGCTCTGAATATCGCTCAGTACATCGCTGTGAAAGGGAAAAAGCCTGTTGCTATTTTCTCACTTGAAATGGGGGCGGAAAGCTTGATTGAGCGGATGTTAGCATCCGAGGGCATGGTAGAAGGGTATCACCTAAAAACTGGGAATCTGAGTGTTGAGGAATGGAGCAGGCTAGTGCATGCACAAGGGAATCTCTATGATGCACCTATTTTTGTCGATGATACGGCTGGTATTCGCATCTCTGAGATACGTTCAAAAGCTCGAAAACTTGCCCAAGAGATGGGAGGTCTTGGAGTTATTATCATTGACTACTTGCAATTGATCACTGGGGCGAAAGGCGAGAATCGTCAGCAGGTAGTTTCTGAGATTTCTAGGGAATTGAAGATACTAGCTAAGGATTTGAAAGTACCTGTCATTGCTCTGTCACAGTTAAGCCGAGCAGTTGAGCAAAGACAAGACAAGCGCCCGATGCTGGCAGACTTGCGAGAGTCTGGCTCGATTGAGCAAGATGCTGATATTGTTGCTTTCTTATATCGTGATGCCTACTACCAGAAAGAGCAAGCTGACAGTCAAGAAGCGAATAATGTGACGGAGCTGATCCTGGAAAAGAACCGACACGGTAGTTTAGGGACGGTTAAATTATATTTTCATAAGGAATACACAAAATTTTCAAGTGTGGAGGAGGTATAACCATGATTAAAAAAAGCGAAGTCACTG